TCTATAAAACAATAGACTCAGCTACCAAATCAGTAAACACCACAGTCAGAACTGTTTCTATTTTTAGAGCATTAGCAAACGTATTAATTAACATTCCTATCCCAACAACCATTGGTGGACCTGGTCCAATTGGTGTTATATTTTCTGTACCTGCTTCTTTCTTAAATAAAATTCAAGAAGCCATTAAAAAAATAGATAGATTATTAGCTAAATTTATAGGATTTACTTTACCCGTTTTAGCTGCTTTAGCTATGTTACAATCTATATTAGCTTTAGCCATTAAACTTTTAAATTCATTAGATGGAGTAATAGCCTTTTGTGCTGGTGATATTGAAGGAGGAGAACAACTATCTGCTGACTTATTAGAAGCAACTAAAGAAGCAGAAAATGATGGTGAAGGTTCCTTAAGAGAGGTAAATGGTTTTCTTTTAGATGTAATAACAGACCCAAATGGTAAAGTAGGTACCATACAAAGAAGACAAGCCATAGCTAAAAATAAAGATGGAGTAACATTATTAAAAGGAGATTCTTCATTTAGTTCATCAGATCAAATCTTATTAAACGAATTAGCATTTTATATCCAAGTAAACGATTTAAAAGCTTAATAAACCAATATTTATAACAAATCATATATTATATGAAAGTAAGTCAATTAAAAACAATAGTAAAAGAAGCAGTTAGAGAGGCAATCCAAGAAGAACTAAAAGATATTCTTTTGGAGGCTGTAAAGTCACCTAAACAAACTATCTATGAAAATAGAATTGATACTCCTACAACAAATGTAGCACCTCCATCCCCTACTAACCCAGTAGCAACAAAAACTAGAGAAGAGATTAGAGAAAATTATATGAATGTTTTAGGAGGAATGATGCCAGGTAAAGATGGTACACTTTCAGCTAATACTAATAGTATGCCTTTACAAATGAATGGACCTACAGATACAACAAGTCCAAATGGTGCTTTACCTCAAGGAAATGTATCAATGGATCAAATAATGGGATTAATGAATAGTAGATAATTATGGCTTTTGGTTCTAAACAAATTTTCCCAAATGACTTAAAACCAAGGGTAGCTATTGGTGTGGATATACCTTTTAATGCTCCTGGTGTGTTTAGATCTAATTATCAAACAAAAGATGCTATTAAAGCTAATCTACTAAATGTATTTTTAACAAATAAAGGGGAAAGAATAGGTAATCCTGGGTTTGGAATAGGTTTAAGAGAATTTATTTTTGAACAAATATCATCCCAAAATTTAGAGGGATTAGAAGAAAGCATACAATCCCAAATAACAAACTATATTCCAGATATTAATATAGTTTCTTTGGATATTACAGGAAATGAGGATCAAAATGAAGTTAACTTATCTTTATCTTATGCTTTACCAAGTACTAATATAGAGGATAAAATTGAATTAACCTTTTCATAATGGCTAAAGTTAAAAGAAATATAAATTATTTAGGTAAGGACTTTGGTGATTTTAGAGACCAATTGGTAAATTTCTCTAAAACATACTTCCCTACTACTTACACAGACTTTTCCTCTGCATCACCTGGTATGATGTTTATGGAACAAGCCTCTTATGTAGGGGATGTTTTATCCTTTTATTTAGATAATCAGGTTCAAGAGACATTCCTACAATATGCTCGTCAAACAGATAACTTATTTAATTTAGCTTATATGTTTGGGTATAAACCTAAAACAACAGGTTTATCAACTGTAGATGTAGACTTTTTTCAATTATTACCTGCTAAGGTAAATGATGGATCAACAGTTCCTGATTATGATTATGCTGTTCAAATTTTAGAAAATACTCAGTTATCTTCTATAGCAAGAACCCCTTATAACTTTATAGTTGAGGATTTAGTAGACTTTAAAGTCTCATCCTCACTTGACCCAACCGAAATTACAGTAGCTCAAGTATCAGCTAACCTACCTACCTATTACCTTTTAAAAAAGAAAAGAAAAGCTATATCAGGAGAAATAAAATCAATAACTTTTAGTTTTGGTGAATATGAAGAATTCCCAACTGTAGAATTATCAGGTAAAAATGTAGCTTATATTTTAGATGCTACTGATTCAGATGGAAATAAATGGTATGAAGTAGATTATTTAGGAGAAGAATCTGTTTATGATAATATTAAAAATACTAATGTAAACGATCCTAATAATGTTTCTGATAATAGTGATACACCTTATATTTTACAATTAAAAAAAGTACAACGTAGGTTTGCTACAAGATTTTTAGATGATACAACATTACAAATTCAATTTGGAAATGGTAATTCTAATGATACGGATGAAACCATAGTTCCCAATACTAATAATGTTGGTTTAGGTTTACCATTTGAGGTAAGCAAGCTAAAAACAGCATATTCTCCAACCAACTTTATTTTTACAAATACTTATGGTATAGCTCCTACAAATACTACATTAACTATAAGATATATTGTAGGTGGGGGAGTTGATTCTAATATTGATGCTAATAGTTTAACCCAAATTACCCCTTTATCTAACATTCAATTTCAAAATAATAGTCTAGATGCTACAACAGCTCAATATATTTTTGATTCAGTAGAAATCCAAAACCCTGAAGCTGCAACTGGAGGTCAAGATGGGGATTCAATAGAAGAATTAAGACAAAACACAATCTCAAACATAGCTACCCAATTAAGAGCAGTTACACCTGATGATTATTTAGTTCGTACTTTATCTTTACCTTCAAAATTTGGAGCTATAGCTAAAGCACACGTTCAAAAACCGATTAGTGAAGATACTTCTAATACAACATTAGATATTTATACTTTATCTTATGATTTAAATAAACATCTTAGAAAACCATCTAATGCTTTAAAAGAAAACTTAAAAACCTATCTTAATGAATATAAAATGATAGGTGATTCTTTAACTATTAAAGATGGGTTTATTATTAACATTGGAGTTGATTTTGAAATTATCACTCTACCTAACTTTAATAATAATGAAGTATTAAGAAAATGTTTAGTAGCTTTAATTAACTATTTTAATATAGATAATTGGCAGATCAATGAACCCATTATTTTAAGAAACATAAATGTATTGTTAGATGAAATAGATGGAGTCCAAACGGTTAAAAAATTAACTATAAATAATAAAACAGGAACAACATTAGGGTATTCACAATACGCATATGATATAGATGGAGCTACACAAAATAATGTAGTTTATCCTTCAATAGATCCTATGATTTTTGAAGTGAAATATCCAAACCAAGATATAACAGGAAGAGTAGTAAAATTCTAATTGAAAAACAATGGCAGTATATAAAATTTTTCCTATTAAAGACGCCACATTATACTCAGATTATCCTTTGATGAATACTGGGTTGGATGAGATGACTGAAATTAGAAGTATTGAATCCCCTGTTTCAAATAATAATTCTATTTCGAGATATGTTTCTGAATATTCTCAATATGAAATTGATTACATATTTGAAGAATTAATTAAAACGAATGATTATCAAATTAATCTAAGAAATTTTGTAGCCACAGCGGAAAATATAAATCAAGATATGACTCTTGAAATATGGCCGTTAGCGTCTTCATGGACTAATGGTACAGGATATTTCCAAAACTCCCCACCAACTCAAGATGGAGTAAGTTGGGATTATAGAAATAATGATTCAAAATGGCCTACTTCATCATTTAGTAGGTTTGTAACCGCTTCATTTACTTCTGATCAACCTGGAGGAGGAATTTGGTATACCGGTTCTATTGATCCTGGTGTATCATTACCTGCTACCCAATCATTTAATGTAAGAACTCAAAAAGATATTAATGCTGATGTAAGTTTTATTGTAAATCAATGGTACTTATCAGGAAATAATATTAATCGATACGCTTATGAAAATACCGTAAGTAGTTCTTATTTTCAACAATCTGATATTTTTAATTACGGTTTTATAGTTAAATGGGAGGATTCCATAGAAAATAATGTCTCTAGAGGATCACAACCTGATGTTAAATTCTACTCAGTAGATACCTATACCATTTATCCCCCACAATTAGAATTTAGATGGGATGATACTATTTATAGTTCTTCTTTAAGTGAAATACAAACAGAAGATGTATTTATGTCATTAGATGAAAATCCTGGAGTATTTTATGAAGACTCTATTAATAGATTTAGATTAAATGTAAGACCTAAATACCCAGAAAGAACCTACCAAACTGGGAGTATATATACTCAAAATTATCTTCTTCCAACAGCGTCATACTATGCTGTAAAAGATTTAGATACTAATGAGTATGTAATTGATTTCGATACTCAATACACTAAAATTTCAGCTGATGATGTTTCTAACTATTTTACTCTTTATATGAATGGTTTAGAACCAGAAAGAAATTATGAAATTGTAATTAAAACCGAAATTAATAATACTGTTTTAGTTTATAAAGATGAATTATACTTTAAAGTAGTAAATGGATAGTTATGGCAGAAAGAAAAGTAGATCTTAAAAAGAATGTATTTTCTAAAAGTCAATACATAAAAACCATCGATACTCAGTTTAGTGAATTGGGTGTTACTACTTTACAAGAAGATCTAGCATCACAAGTAGATGTTAATCAATTTTTTCAACTATACAACGATCTATTTTATGAAATCCCAGCTAACGGGGCTACTAATTCACATGAATATTTAGTTAAAACTAGTGGTGAATATATTAATTTTGATTTAATACAAGAAGAAATAG